GCCTGCTATACATTATTGGATACGGAAGAAAGAGATTGGTTTGCATCAAATCGCCATGAATTGTTGTTCAGTCAGGTGCAAAAGATTTCGATGACGTTGGGGGACGCAACTAATCCTGCTTTCGATCTTTCTTTATTGAATCATCCAGTAAAAGCAATTATGTTCGGCACGAAAAAAGTCGATGATGTTCAGACCAATTTAGATGATGCCTATAGATTTACGGATGCACAGCTATATCTGAATGGTACAACTCTATTCGATAGTACAATGCCTCAAGTGTTTTTCGTATGTACGCAACCATATTTTCATGGAGGGCAATTTGCTGCGGTCAGTCAATTCGATGGTACATCTGGATTATATTCATTCGCATTGAATGCTGCGAAAAATTATCCAACCGGATCATGTAATTTCAGTAGATTGGATAATGCAATGCTGAAGCTGACGGGTTGGGTTGGGAACGGAAACACAGGAGAAGATGCATACGTGTATGCAGTCAATTGGAACATTTTCCGGGTGGAGTCTGGTATGGGGGGTGTAGCATTTGCCAATTAATTAATTCCTGTTATACTATTAAATGTCTGGATCAATTGTACAATTGGCAGCTAAAGGTGTGCAAGATGTAGTTTTAACAGGGGAACCCGAAGTTTCATTCTTTAGGCAAAGTTTCAAGAGACATAGTAGCTTTGCCAACCGAGTAACAGAGCTTCAAATAACTGGATCCCAGTCTGCTGGTTCGACAGTTAGTGTCCCCATTCCGAGAAATGGGGACATGTTGGGTGCCATGTGGTTAGAGTTTAATATCGACGACATCACGGCGGAGGGCTGGCCCGGTTTCACGCCGGTCGATTTGAACAGCATAGCTGTATTTGAACTATACATAGGTGGGCAACTCATAGATAGACAGGATAGTAACTTTGTCGTTGCCATATGGAACAAGTGGTTGTGTGATTCACAGTCGAAGGGGTTAGCTCTTCCAGACTATACAACAGGGGTAGATAGAGATTTCTTTCCATGGAGATCTCCAATATTGCCCCTTCATTTTTGGTTCTGTGATGGCACTCCACTTCCTTTAGTCGCATTGCCATATTCGGATGTCGAAGTGAGAATTACATACAGTTCGACTACACCCATAACACACAAGATTTTTGCCAATTACATGGTGCTGGACACCATGGAGAGAAACTGGTTGGCCAAGAACGATATGAATCTATTAATAACCCAGGTGCAGCGCATAGGCCCGGAGCGAAAATGGCAACCAGCCGGTTATGAAGGACACACACCGACTAAATTGAATTACGACCTATCTAGATTGTTCCACCCCGTGAAGGCTTTGTGGTTTTCGGTACCCTACGCCGGCGAGTATCAAGCTGGGGGGGGTGGTATCTTCGCTCTCGGTGGGGGTGTAGAATATGATACCATGGAAATTACTCTCGATGGACATCCAATTTCTGACAGACCCTTGACTTACCTCTACGGGACTAATATTTCCCAATATTACTTTTCTGAATACGGTGGGTTCGGTGCGATGGTCGATCATTCCTCCTCCATGTACTCATTCGCAATGAAGCCTGCAAGACATGTACCGACGGGTTCATGCAACTTTTCGCGCATCGGCAGTGCGTCTCTTGAAATAGACAACCCAAAATACGCAGTTACACCATCTCCTCCACTTATACAACATGTGTATGCCCAGAACTGGAATATTTTAAGAATTGCCAATGGTGTGGGTGGCATCGTGTGGTCGTCTTAGAAATAAAAAACCTCTATAATATAAATGTCCGGAGCAGTAGTGCAATTAACAGCAAGGGGTATTCAGGATGTGCATATAACTGGAGAACCCGAAGTTTCATTCTTTCGACAACAATTCAAAAGACATACAAATTTCGCTTTCAGGCATTTTGAATTGCTGGGCAACGGTACGTTCGCTGCGGAATCTGAGGTTACATATAAGATTCCGCGAAGCGGTGATTTATTAAACTACTTGTGGTTTTTAAACGAGGAACCTGTAGGTCCCGCTGGTGTTTTGGGTCTAACACCATTCGGTGCTAATGGTGAAGCACTGTTTGAACTGTATATCGGTGGGCAGCTAGTTGATCGTATCGATTCTACATGGAATTTTGTACTTTGGCACAACTATTTTACAAATAAATCATCAAAGGCTAATGGATTCGTCGATTCCGAATTAGGTGCAAATGGTGAGATTCCGGTATTTTCAAACTTTTTGCCTCTCCACTTTTCATTTTGTGACGGTACGCCCCTACCTCTCGTATCTATGCAATATCACGACGTGGAACTAAGAGTTCGATTCAATAAATCTGCCACAGGCAAAATGCCGAAATTGTTTGCATGCTACACGTTGCTGGATACAGAGGAGAGAATTCATTTTACCAGCAAGCCGTTAGATATTATATTCGAACAATTGCAGATTATACCGAGTACCCTCAGCGACCTGGCGGAAGAGGCTGTATTTGATCTAAGTTTATTGAATCATCCAGTAAAGGCTTTAACGGTAGCACAAACTGCGGATCGGACGGATGGTCCGACTACATATAGCCAGTTGGTTTCAGCCCCACAGAAGATAACACTCAACGGTAATCAGTTGTTTGATCAACCAATGCCCTACAAATTCTTTGGTATAGCCCAAAGATATTATCACGGTGGATATTCAGCTCTTACATACATGGTTCCTTTATCTTTACTGTATTCATTCTGTGTAGATGTTTCGTTGAAAACACCCACAGGATCTTGTAATTTCAGTCGGATTGACGAGGGAAGATGGGAAATCACGGGAATTGATACAGCTAATGGGAAAGATGGGAGAAAATTCGTACTTCGAGCGGTGAATTGGAACATACTACATGTGGAGAATGGACTGGCGGGAGTTCAATTTTCATCCTAGTATATCTTCTATGTAATCGAGATACATGTATATACTCGTTTCTATATTTAATTCCTCACCACTTAAAAGTATATGAAACTTATCATCAGAAGACACCAATTCAAAGGTTTCGCATACAAAAAAATCCACATTATATATTTCACCCATTACTCTCATTTCCTCCAATTCCTTTTCAACCAATATCAATGACTGTGGTTGTTGTGGTTGCTGTGGCTTTTTGCTCACGACAACGGGTTTTATGTGTCTGTTATTAAAATCGGGCCACTTACCGTAGCGGTTCCTGAATTTGGTCATATATTTACAACACAATTCAGCATCATTGGTTTTGGTACTAGGAAAACAGACGAATCTAGGGGGTGCCTGAGGTCGCGTCGAAATACTAAAAAATCCAGACGGATGTTTAATAAATTTATACATTATTAATATATGTCTATACTTTCTAAAATATTAATGACAATGAATCCAATCGGTCCATTGAATTGGATTGTTGGTTTAATTTTATATTTTAAAGTTAAAAAGAAACTTCAAAAAGACGATAAGAAAAAATGGATGGCATGGCCAGTATTTTTCTTATTGTATATGATTATTCTGATACCACTATATTATGCATTTTGTGCCATGAGCGCTTCTCTACCCGGACCATTAAAATTAATCTCAGCATTCTGTGAGTAGGTTTAAATATCCGGTAGAACCCCAACCACCACTCCCCCTGGTTGTTTCATCCAGATCATCCACTACATCGATTTCCGGAGTTATACACAATTCCAGTATTAATTGAGCTATTTTCATATCCTTCTCAATAGTGATTTGTTCATCACTTAGATTGAAAAGGACGACACCCACCTCACCTGTATAATCCGGATCGATAACACCTGCACCCACATGTACTCCGTACTTTACAGTCATCCCCGACCTTGGAGCGACCCGACCATACGTACCGGGGGGTAATGCTACACTGACCCCAGTTTTGAAAACTTTCCTCTCCCCGGGTAAGAGTCGTGTAGTGGGTTCATGATTATACAGATCATATCCAACAGCACCACTGGAACCTCGTGTGGGGATGATTGAATCCGAATACAATAATTTTAATTTCATTATTGATTTTTTTTAAAAAGTAATAATTTCTCTAATATGTTTTACGACATCTTTTTTCTCTCCTTGTCCATCTCGCCTTATTCGATGGTTTCATTTTTTCTTTCGCCTTTTCTTGTAAATCCTTATCTGCGGAGTAGTACGTACAACCCTTCATTATGAATGAATGTACCCTTGCGTAACCCCATGCGAACTGACTTGCCCCCGGTCTGTGACCAGTTCTCCACGCCGCCAAACCTCGATCATAAACCTCTTTTATTATCTTCAAAGGGATGCCCGTTACGCGAGCTTTATCTTCCAGACTTGTGGCGTCGGGAAATTCTCGACGGAACGCTGCGGTATAGGATGACGTTCTCGTTTTTTTACCCTTGTTGGTTTCCTCCCATGCACCTTTATAGCGTTTTTTTACCTCGTTAGGGGTTAGTCCCCTGTAATATTTCAAGGGGGCGTATCCACCCCCAAGACTCTTCAACAATTTTCGCAGTTCTGGTTCTTGCATTTATTATCTAAAAATATTATTGCTTCGAAAATGTTGTCAAATATAAATCCACAAAATGCAATCTGACCATTAGTGAAATACAATCCGTCATAATGTTTGTACTTGGCCTTGTGCATTTTTATTACCAGTGTATATAAATTCTTCAAATGGTAAATGGGGTATCTGCTTTAATCGGTGTTTTTCTTTTCTGTCGTGAATGTGAAATATAATCATGCATAACGCATCGGCGATATCGTGTTTCCTATCCTCATCAATGTCAATATATTTCGATGCGATCTTTACAGTTTCTTCCTTTCGATTGTCATAATTAAATTTGCCGATATAAAAATGTTTATGCATGCTTGTAGGTGATATCAATACACTTTTATTTCTCCACCTCGAGAAAATCAGAGCCTCTATATTGTTGAATCCCTGAGGTGGTTGCCTTTCTATTAAAACTTCATCGGCATCATCGAAATCGTTGTAATACTCTTGAAAAAAATGCTCCATTAGATCAACCGTTTCGTATGTATGATGTAATTGGCATTCATGTCTGCATATCACCCTGTGTGGCAGATTTTTAAGATTAATGCGTTCGGATTTTAGCACCTTTATTTGCCAATTTTCGTTTATATGACATTTGACAAAACCCATGTTAATGTATCCAATGTCAATTGATACAATTATCATTGTTTTGGTTTTTGAAGCATAAATATTATAAGTATAGCAAACACACATGAGATTAGTATTGCACTAGCTAAAATACCACCAGCATATAGTAGTGTGTTATCCTCCTCAGTGCCATTGGTACCAGAACGAGAACCGTAACCAGGAACAGAACGAGAACCGGAACCAGGAACAGAACTGGAACCAGAAGCAGGAACAGAACTGGAACCGGAACCAGGTGTTGTAGTTTTTTCCCCAAACATAGTTAATATGCATTTCTGGTCAAACGAAGAAGGACCACCGAAAGATGAATTTGTAACAGTTTGAGTCAATTCACAATCTTGTATATTCACGTCACAAGGTTTAACAGTAGATAATTTTAAATTATTGGTGTTGTTACATGGTCTCGCACTGAAGCAATGTGCTGCTATCCTACCATCATCTATTAATTTTTGAACATCTTTTGCCGAATCGTTGTACAGTTGCATGAACCCATCACACCCTGGCCATGTGGGGTTGGTCTTACATCTTGATACAGCACTAACAGTTCCAATATCTAAAAGATTAATGCATGCACATTCTTC